CCAGATACAGGAGATGTGGGAGATAAAGTATGGTTTCAGTATTATATAAGAAGTGAAAAGACCGCAAATACTGAAACTCATACAGTAAATAAAGTTAGCGATCCATCTAATGTTCCATATAAATTTATAACTTATTCAGAAATAAATGCTGCAGGTAGACAATGGATACGAAAGATGACCCTAGCGTTGGCAAAAGAATTATTAGGAATTATCAGAAGTAAATATGCTTCAATGCCACTTCCAAATGGTGAAGTTAGTTTGGATGGTGAAGGTTTAAAAGCAGAAGGAAGAGAAGAAAAGACAAATCTATTGGAAGAATTAAAAGAATTTTTAGAATCGGTTTCATTAAGTGAGCGGGCTAGATTAGAACAAGAACAAGCAGAGTCTCAACAGTCGGTGTTATCCAAAGCACCACTGGGCATATATATAGGATAAATAAATGTCAAGAACAAGTCCATTTTTTATACCACAAAAGGAAATTGATACAATTGATTCAATGAATGAAGAATTGATTGATGAAATCATAGGACAATCAGTGGATATTTATAAGGTAAGTATTGATAATACAGATGAAAATGTATATGGTGAATCAACTACAAAATATTATGAAGTAGGGTTTAGAGTTAATTGTTTAATTCTATTTAATGAACCAGAAATAATACAGGATGATTTTGGCGCTGATGAAAACGCATCAATTGAGATGTATTTTCAGAGAAATAACTTATCAAGTGGTTCATTAAATTTTTATCCAGAAATGGGTGATATAGTAGATTGGAACAATCATTATTGGGAAATAAATGGAACAACTGAACCACAATTGATTGCAGGACATCCAGGATATAAACATAGTATTGTTGCAACAGCGCATAGAGCAAGACTTAGTTCATTACAAATAGAAGAGAGACCAAGATAATGGCAGTACAATTAATAACAAAAAAGAAAATAACTAAATTTGATACTGAAAGTCCAAACTTTAAACCATTACCAAAACCAGAGCCTGAAGAAATTAATGGTAATGTAATGGAAGAAGATATATATGGTGAAAGAAAACATTTATATCAACCAGATAACGGAAATCTTCAAATGAGTGAATTTATGACTGGTGTAATGAATAAATTGGATGGTTTAACAACATTAAATCCAGAAATAGTTGAAAAAAATAGAGCTATTGAAGTTGATATAAAAAGAGAAATTGCTATTAGTAAAGCTGATATAAATGGCGTTACATCTGAAGAGATTAAAGGTAAGGTTATGAATAAGAAAGATAAACTTAAAGCTTTAAGAGCTAGGAGAAAATAAGATGCCAACTCCTGAAATATGTAAAAGTTATAATTTAAGTCCGAAGGAATATGATGATTGTATCAATTATAGAGGTCATTATAGTACACCTGCTTATAAACATGGTGGAATAAGAAAAATTACTGGTGTTCAAAGGCCACAACAAAAAAATCAAGGTGGATATCTAGTTGGTCCATCTCATGAAGAAGGTGGAATACCTGCAATTGTAGGTGGAAATACACCCGTAGAATTAGAAGGTGGTGAATATATTGTAAATGCACAGACTGTTGAAGCAGTTGGTCAACCTTTTTTAGATAAATTAAATAGTACTCAAACGGAATATCATAACGGTGGATATGGACAAGGACAATTACCAGGTCCAAGTCAATTTGATAGGGGTGGTAAGGTTAATAAAAAGAAGAAATTACAAACTGGTGGAGTTGTACGTCATCCTGGTCCTGGTTCTAGAAAATCAACATCTCTATTAAGAGAATCTCATTTACCATGTCCTCCTGGAATGTATGAGTGGAATAACGCTTGTTTTCAAATGAGTAAAAATTTAGCTAACATGGGCAATAATATAGGTCGTACTGGTATGCGTAAAGGTGGTAAAGTTAATTCTACAAAAAAAATGCAACCGGGTGGATATGTGGGAAATAAAAAATTATCAAATACAAAAAGAAATAATAAGAATATAATGCGTAGAAGAACACTACGAACAACTTCTGTGTCTACTGGACATTCTCACACAAAATATACAGATGTACATGGTAATGGATATACAACAGGTGGTCAGGGTCATGAACATAATGTTGTTGGAGATCAAGTTCAAATAGCATGTCCACCAACAATGGCATGCCATAGTCATTAAAAATAATGTTAATTAGGATAATATAATGGCAATAAAACCAATCACAGATAAACAATTAGTTGATAAAACAACTATAAGTAGAGAATCACAAACATCACAACGAAATTTGAATACTCGTGGTGGTGGAAATGATTCTCAAACAGTTATTCCAGGAACAGATTTAAGTAAACAATATTCTATAACTCTTAAAGATATTGATACTTCTATAATGTCATATATAAAAAATGTTATAAAACCTACAGTTCAAGAAGCAAATGAACGAATTAAAGTTAATGTTATGTATGGTAATGAAGAAAGATGGAAATCAGTAAGAAAAAGAGGAGTAATGAGAGATAAAAATAATTCTCTTATTCTTCCATTGATTATGTTAAAAAGAACCGCTGTTGAAAAAAGTGATATTATACCTGGTTATGAACATGATATTAGAAGAAGATATACAGAGATAGTAAGAAATACCGGTTGGTCAAAAGATAATAAATATACAAGATTTGCTGTACAATCTGGTGAGTTACCTATATATGAAAATTTAGTTACAACCATTCCAAATTATGTAAATTTAACGTATGAATTTGTATTATGGACAAACTTTATAGAACAAATGAACCCGTTAGTTGAAACTTTTATGGAACATGACAAAACATATTGGGGTGATAAAGATACTTATAGATTTATATCTACATTAGATTCAGTAAGTGATGCGTCTGAGATGAATCAAGACGGAGAAAGATTTATCAAATCAACATTTTCAGTTACATCAAAAGCTTATTTATTACCAGAAGAAACAAATTCAATTGTTATGGGTAAGGTGAGTCAGGTTCAGAAAAGACTTACACCCATGAGAGTTATATTTGGAACTGAAAGTGATGCAACCAACCAGCAGGTAGAAAAATAAACTTAGTGTTTTCTAAAAAAAATATATACTTATATATGAAACTAATAATAATTTAAATCAAGAGGTTATAATATGGCAGATGCAGTAAAATTCACAGAAGATGAGATGAAACAAATTAATACTTTACAACAAGGTTATGTAAATTTACAAAATGCTTTAGGTCAATTGGGTGTTAATCGTATTAGATTGAATCAACAATTTGATGATTTAGATACAGCAGAAGATAATGTTAGAAATCAGTTTGTTGAAAATCAAACTAAAGAAAGAGAATTTGTTGATTCAATCAATAAAAAATATGGTGATGGTAATTTAGATTTAACTAGTGGTGTATTTACTCCTAAGTCAACCGAAGAAACTCCAGAAAAAACTGATAAAACTTTATAAATTTATAAAATAAATTTATTGTTTGGGATATTTTTTGTATATTTATATATGATTGATGCTTTATGCGCAATTCAATCTAAATTTTAAAATTTACAATCCTATAGGAGACCTCAAATGGCAGAAAAAATCGTATCCCCCGGTGTATTTACAAAAGAAATAGATGCTTCATTTTTACCAGCAGCAATTGGTGATATTGGAGCGGCAGTTATAGGTCCAACAGTTAAGGGGCCCGCATTAATTCCAACGGTTGTATCATCATATGCTGAATATCAAGCTAAATTTGGTGATGTATTTAAGAGCGGTAGTAATCAATTTCAGTATTTAACCTCGATAACTGCAGAAAATTATTTAAAACATTCTGGTAAATTAACTGTAGTTAGAATACTTGATGGAACTTTTGGTGGTGCAACTGCTACCGCACCTGTGGGATCTGGAAATTCTCATACTGGATCATCAAGTCCTGGTGTTGCACACGGTACAACTTCATTTACACTTAATACTATTGCAGATGGTGCTATAATGAATAATACTGGTTCTATAGGTCAATCAAAAAATATTTTAAAAGATAGTGGTTCAATAGATAATTTAAGATGGGAAATAGCATCTACTAACCCATCAAGAGGTACATTTACTCTTTTAGTTAGGAATGGTTCAGATATTCAAAATAGAAAACAAATATTAGAAACTTGGAATAATCTTTCATTAGATCCAAACTCTGATAATTATATTTCAAAAATGATTGGTGATTCTAAACAAGAAATTCAAAGTAGAGGTACTTCCGATCCTTATATACAACATAGTGGTAATTATCCACCAAAATCAAAATATGTTTACATATCAAATGTAAAAGATACTGTAGATTATCTTGATGAAAATGGTAGTATTAGAGTTAATGCATCTTCCGCATCTTTACCGGGTATTGGTAGTGGTTCATTTGATGGTTCATTTAGTGGTGGTGATAATGGATATGCTGGATTTGACGCATTGGGTTTAGTTGTTACTGGATCATCTACAGCGGCTGGACTTACAACAGCTTACAGTTTCTTTGAAAGCATTGGTTCATCTGATTCTCAAGGATATGCATTGTCATCTACAACAACTGATGATGGTGGTAAATCATACATAGATGCATTGTCTTTATTAAATAATGCAGACGAATATGATGTTAATATGATATTAATTCCTGGTATTATTGATACTGGTGGTACTGCTGGTATGAATGGTATTATAACAAAAGCTATTGATGTTTGTGAAGCAAGGGGCGATTGCTTCCTTATTTATGATATAACAAATCATAATACAACTAATTTATCTACAGTGACAACAGAAGCTGGAACAAGAGATTCAAATTATGCTGCTACTTATTGGCCTTGGGTACAAGTAAGCGATTCACAAACAGGAGCATTTAGATGGGTACCACCTTCAACAGTAATGGCTGGTATTTATGCTTTTAACGATAAAGTTGCCGCACCTTGGTTCGCTCCAGCTGGATTGAATCGTGGTGGTTTAGATAATGTAATTCAAGCTGAAAGAAAATTAACTCATGCTAATAGAGATACTTTATACGATTCAAATATTAATCCAATTGCAACATTCCCAGGTCAGGGCGTTGTAGTGTGGGGACAGAAAACACTTCAAAAGAAAGCATCGGCACTTGATCGTGTTAATGTAAGAAGATTAATGATTAAGGTAAAGAAATTTATTGCAGCTTCTTCAAGATTTTTGGTATTTGAACAAAATAATGCTACAACAAGAAATAGATTTTTGAATATAGCCAATCCATATCTCGAACAAGTTCAGGCTCAAAGTGGTTTAAATGCATTCAAGGTGGTGATGGATGATACAAATAATACTCCAGATATTGTAGATAGAAATATCTTATATGGACAAATATTCTTACAACCTACAAGAACTGCTGAGTTTATTGTATTAGACTTTACAATACAACCTACAGGTGCAACATTTCCTGAATAATTAGGAGAAATTAAATGGCGGAAAAAATAATATCCCCAGGTGTATTTTCAAAAGAGATAGATGCTTCATTTTTACCAGCTGTTATTGGTAATATTGGAGCAGTTGTAGTTGGTCCGACAGTTAAAGGTCCGGCATTAGTTCCAACGGTTATAAATTCATATGCTGAATATCAAGCTAAATTTGGTGATGTATTTAAAAGTGGTAGTAATTATTATCAATATTTAACATCTATGACCGCTAAAAATTATTTAAAACATTCAGGAAAAATGACTGTTGTTAGAATAATGGGAGCTGGTTATTCTCATGCAAGTGCTACAATATCATCTTCTATTGACCCAGCTATTGTTGGTGGTGGTATAGTCCATACTGGAAGTATAACTTTAGTAGGAGGACACTTATCTTCTGGTAGTAAGCCTAATCTATCTGCTTCATTTACACCTTATGGTGGTTCTAAGGTAGATTTTATTTTCACAGGTTCTCTTTCAGGCACTACAGATTCAGCTACACAGATATATGTATTATCTGGATCTAGTTTAGCAGGTTCTGCAGCCGCGTTAAGAAACGCAATTAATATCAGTAGTTCATTACATAATTTACCTATTTCAGCTTCTTTATATGGTACTAAAGTAGGTATTTCAGCAAGTATAGCTGGAGCTTTTGGAGTTATAGGTGGTAGTTCAATAACAACAAACACTCCAACTACTATTTATGGTGGTTCTGGAATCAATAACTATGTTAATTTAACAGGTTCTGCATGGCCAAAAAGCGGTTCTATACATACCGAAAATCTTACTGGTGGTACCGATTTCAATAGTAATGCATTTAAAATACCATTTAAATTACATACATTAGCTGATGGTGATATATTAAATAATTCTGCTAGCATTGGTACAAATAGTATCTTAACTGATGGAAGTCAAAATAATATTAGATGGGAAATAGGAAGTCTTAATAAGAATAAAGGTACATTTTCTCTTTTAATTAGAAGGGGTGATGATACTATAAAAAGAAAACAAATTATGGAAACTTGGAATAATATGTCATTAGATCCAAATCAATCAAATTATATTGCAAAAATGATTGGTGATCAAGATATAGCAATTGGTGGAACAGCCGATGACCCATATCTTACATATACAGGAGATTGGCCAAATAAATCAAAATATGTTAGAGTTGAAGTTCTTGATAACACTTTTGATTACCTTAATGAAAATGGTAATATTAGAGTCAATGCTGCTTCTGCATCATTACCTACATTTTATAGTGGTTCAAATAGTGGTTCAGGAGGCGGTGCATTTAGTGGTGGTTCTGATGGTACAATATCACATCCAATATTGTTTAATGAAAATATTGTTAGTACTAATACACAAGGTTTTAATCTTAATACTACTGCTGTAAAAGAACAATATACTAAAGCACTTAATTTACTTTCTAATGATGATGAATATGATTTTAATCTATTATTATTACCCGGAATTATTAGAAATTTAAGTGATCATACATCTGTTATTACAAAAGCAATTGATGTTTGTGAAGCTAGAGGTGACGCATTTGTTATTGTAGATTCAGTTGATTATAGTGTAACTAATTTAGGTACAGTAACAGATCAAGCTAAAGTTATGGATTCAAATTACGCAGCTACTTATTGGCCTTGGGTACAAGTTTCAGATCAACAAATAGGAACAAATGTATGGGTACCACCTTCAGTTGTGATGTCTGGTATTTATGCATTTAATGATAAAGTTGCCGCACCTTGGTTCGCTCCTGCTGGTTTGAATCGTGGTAGTTTAGATACAGTTGTACAGGCTGCTAGAAAATTAACTCATGCTAACAGAGATACTTTATACGATTCAAATGTTAATCCAATTGCAACATTCCCAGGTCAGGGCGTTGTAGTTTGGGGTCAAAAGACTTTACAGAAGAAATCTTCAGCACTTGATCGTGTTAACGTAAGAAGATTAATGATTAAAGTTAAGAAGTTTATTGCAGCTTCTTCAAGATTTTTGGTATTTGAACAAAATAATGCTACAACAAGAAATCGTTTCTTGAATATAGCAAATCCATATCTTGAACAAGTTCAAGCTCAAAGTGGTTTGAATGCTTTCAAGGTGGTGATGGATGATACAAATAATACTCCAGATATTGTAGATAGAAATATCTTATATGGACAAATATTTCTACAGCCTACAAAAACTGCTGAGTTTATTGTATTAGACTTTACAATACAACCTACAGGTGCAACATTTCCTGAATAAGGTACAATAAAATAAAATAAGAGTGGGGTTTATTTAAATATAAACCCCATTTTTTTATCTTTTTTATATTTATATATGAAAACATGTGTTGTTGTTAAACACTTAATATATTAGGAGAAAGAATATGGCAACTTTGATTGATGCTAATCAAGCGATGTTTACACCATTTGAACCGAAGTTAAAGAATCGATTTGTGATGTCAATTGATGGTATTCCAGCTTATTTGATTAAAACAGCAGCTAGACCTTCTATTACTTTTGAAGAAGTTGAACTTAATCACATGAATGTAAAAAGGTTTGTAAAAGGTAAAGGTACTTGGGATACTATTGAAATTACACTATATGATCCAGTTGTACCATCAGCAGCTCAAGCAGTAATGGAGTGGATTAGATTAGGACATGAATCAGTTACAGGTAGAGATGGGTATTCAGATTTTTATAAGAAAGATGTTGATTTTCAGGTTTTAGGTCCTGTTGGTGATGTGGTTGAACAATGGAAACTTAAAGGTACATGGATTGTTAGTGCTAACTTTAATGATTTAGATTTTTCATCAAGTGATCCAGCTGATATATCAGTTACTTTAAGGTATGATTACGCAATCCTTGAATTCTAATCAATAGAAAAAATTAATTCCGACAAAAATCCTCAACAAAAATTGAGGATTTTTTCTTTTAGTATATATTTATATATGAAATGTTATGTAATATTTTAAAGAGGTTATTAAAAATGTCAGAGAAAACTCAATTAACTACATTCAATAAGATTATAGAAGTAGTATTAAAACACGAAGGTGGGTATGTAAATGACCCAAATGATTTAGGAGGTGAAACCAAATATGGTATAACCAAAAGGTTTTATCCAAACGTGGATATTAAGAACTTAACTAAAGAACAAGCCAAAACAATATATCATCAAGATTATTGGAGAAGAGCTAAATGTGATGAAGTTCCACCCCATCTACGACATATCTATTTTGATATGTGTGTAAATTTTGGACAAGGTGGAGCGGTGAAAGTTTTACAAAGAACAGCAAATGCTAAAAACAAAGACAAAATTGATGTGGATGGTGGTATAGGACCAGCAACACTTAAAGCAATCCAGAATCTTGAACTTGAAAGAGTACGAGCCTATCGAGTATTAAGATTCGCTAACTTAGTTATTAAGAAACCAGAACAAGAACGATTTTGGTTTGGTTGGTATAGACGGGCAACCGAAGTATAGGGGAGGTAATGTAACATGGCAACAACAAATGAATTATATGAAACATTAAACAATCTGTGGGAAGACTTTCAAGAAAACCATAGAGCATTCACAGAAAAAGGTAACAAAGCTGCAGGTGGTAGAGCTCGAAAAGCAGTTGGTGAAGTAAAGAAATTAGTTACTGATTATAGGAAAGCATCTGTAACTGAATCAAAATAGTAGGAGTTAAAAATGGCAGAACAAAAACAAGAATTTAAATTTCCAACAGAAACAGTAGATTTACCTAGCGGTGGAAAAGTATATCCAAAAGATTCACCATTATCTATTGGAAAAATAGATATTAAGTATATGACGGCTAAAGAAGAAGATATTCTTACATCACAAAATCTTATTAAGAAGGGGGTTGTTATTAAACAATTATTAGATTCATTAATAGTTTCTGAAGGAGTTAACAGTGATGATTTGGTTTTAGGTGATAAGAATGCAGTTATGGTAGCTTCTAGGATTTTAGCATACGGTCCAGAATATACAGTAGAAGTAACTAATCCTAATACTGGTAATCTATTTGAACATACTTTTGATTTAACAGAATGTGAATTTAAGAATATATCAGATGATATAGATGGTAATGAATTTGAAGTTGAATTACCTTATTCTAAAGTTAAAGTTAAATTTAAACTTTTAACTGGATATGATGAATCTAATATAGATAAAGAATTGGAATCGTATAAAAAGGTTGGTACTCAAGTATCACCAGAACTTACAACACGTTTAAAACATACAATTGTTTCTGTTAATGGTAATGATACTAAATCAGTTATATCTAATTTTGTAGATAATATGCTTTCAAGAGATTCTTTATTTTTAAGGGGTGAAATATTAAGAGTATCTCCTGATATTGATTTAACACAAGAAATAGAAATAGAAGGAGAAGCGGTCACGGTAACTATACCAATGGCCGTCAACTTTTTTTGGCCTGACTCCGAGTCATAAACCTCAAATACACGAAGAAATATTCCAACTTGTCTTCTACGGACAGGGATTTACTCATGCAGATGTATATGGAATGCCCATTTATTTGAGAAAATTTTATTATAATAAATTGTTAGACGTTAAAAAAGAAGAAAAGAAACAGATAGATAAAGCAACTAAAAAATCTTCAAAACCAAACATTCCAAGATTTCCCGTAAGATAAGACAATAACTTTTCCACAAATTCTATATTTATATATGAGTAATTCTACCAATTCATGGAGAAAATAATGCTAAAGAAAAAGTCATATATGAATAGAAATAGCCTTTTATCAGAAGGTTTTTTTGAAAAATTTGTTAAATTTTTTAAGTCAGTGCCTAAATTAAATACAGATGAAAAACAAAAAATATCCAAAGTATCAGGTAAATTGAAACGGAGTGTTGATTCAATGAATAAATCAATAGATTCTTATGAAAAAATAATAAAAAAACAACTTGGTGATGATTATCCAGATTTACCTAGATTTGAACCTAAAGATTTTGTGGGGTAATGTAGATGGCTGATGATAATAACAATCGAGGAAGAGCAGGTGGAAAAAGATTAACTAACGCCCAAAAAGATTTACTTAATGAAAAACAAAAAGAACAAAGACTTAATGAACAGTTAATATCAGATATGGAAGAACTGGTTGACCTCGGTGGACAGTTAAATACACATCAACAAAAAAAATTAAAAACATTAAAAGACGAAAATTTATTTAAAACAACTACTCTTTCCTTAGAAAAAAAACTATCTAAAGAAGCATTAGGGTTAAATACAAAAAAAGCTAAATTAGCCAGTTTAGCAAAAACTCAAATAGAGTCTTTAAAAGAATCTAAAAAAACTACAGGTATGACTGAAGCTTCATTTACAAAACAAGTTTCATTAGTTGAACAATTAAAAAGTGGAATGTCCAGTGTAGAAGATGTTCAACATGCTATAGCAGATTTGGGAGAAGATGCTACGGAAAGTATGAAAGAGTATTTGAATATTCAATTAAAAAATGCACGAACAATGAGTTTATCTGAAAGTGCTGTTGGTGGACTTGATGATTTAACAGGTGGAATGGCTTCTAAAGCTAAAGACGCCTTTACTAAGTTTAAAGGTATGGGTGCCGCGGCAGGTACTGCAGCCGCTGGTATTGCAGCTATTGTGATGATACTCATATCATTTAGTGGAAAAATGGACGCCATCGGTGAAAAATTTGGTGCTATAGGAATACATAGTGGAGCTATTCGTACTGATTTACTTGATGCAGAAATAGAAGCAACTAAATTAGGAAAATCACTTGAAGATGTAATGGAATCTGTCACTACATTAACAAGTGAATTTGGAACAGGGTTTGCAGAAGCTAGAAGTATGGCTACATCAGTTATAGATACATCAGTAGCACTTGGATTAAGTGTATCTGAAGGTGGACAGCTTGTTGGCACATTCGCTACTTTAACTGGATTATCTAATGAAGCGGCTGTAGCCTTAGCAAAACAGACAACTTTATTGGCGACAGCAAGTGATGTTGCTCCACAACAAGTATTAAGGGATATAGCTAGTTCAAGTGAAGCTGTTGCTAAATTTACAGATGCATCTGGTGAAAATATAGCTAGAGGTGCAATTCAAGCTCGTAAATTGGGAATTGATTTAGGAACTGCGGCTAGTGCTGCAGAAAGTATGTTAGATTTTCAAAGTGCTATAGAAAATGCAATGACAGCATCTGTAATGACTGGTAGACAAATCAATATTCAAAAATTACAAGAATTATCACTTGCTGGTGATTTGGAAGGTGTTGCTAAAGAACAAAGAAGATTACTTGGTGATCAATCAGACTTTTTATCTATGAATGTTTTTCAGAGAAAGGCTTTAGCTGAATCACTTGGATTAACAGTTGATCAAGCAGCAAAAATGTTAGACCATCAAGAAGAAGCTATTACATTGGCAGGACAACTTGCTGGACAACCTGGATTTGATGACTTGGTTGGTGAAAAAGGTATTTCTACATTAACACAATTAACTGGTAGTTTAAAATCTTTGGGTGCTACATTAACAAATTCATTAGGACCTGTATTAAATCTTGTAATGTATTTATTAGTAGGAATTGGAAAAGTATTAGAATTTATATTAGAACCAATTAATATGATATTACGTGGTTTGAATGTAGATATAGGTAGTGCATTTGCAGTTCCAACAGCTCATGAGGGTGGAATTACTAAAGGTGGGGGATTAGTAAATACAAAGGCAAATGAGGCATTAATACCAATTGAAAAACTTTCAAGTATGATGGCGGATGCTATGAATCCAGTTGTATCAGCAATAAATACACTTAATGAAAGGTTTGAAAAAGAATATGTTCCAGCACTTGCTTTATCTAATGAAAGTGGTGGTAAAAAGGCAGGACGGGAAATAGGCAGACAATTTCAAATGAATACGGCTTAAGGAGATAAAAGTTGGGTCTTGAAAAATTAAAAAGTGCATTTTCGAATATCAGTCAAAATTTAAAAGATGAAAAAGAGAAAACTATTACAAATGATGTTTCTTCTTTTAATTTTGGATCATTCATGTCAATTAGAGACAGATTGGGTTCATTTAATGAAGTAAATCCAATAAATATATCCGCTGGTTCTATGATGTCTATTGAAGATAATCTTTCTAAATATAGAGAAATTAATCCACTAAATATATCTGCTGGATCTTTAATGTCAGTAAGTGATTTATTAGGTGGTTATAGAGAAATTAATCCACTAAATATATCTGCTGGATCTTTGATGTCAATAAATGATAGACTTGGTTCGTTTAATGAAGTAAATCCACTAAACTTATCAGTTGGTTCTTTATTACCTGTGAGTGATATGTTTGGTAGAATTATGAATTTTAAAGCTGTAAAAGGTGATGGTGGTAAAGATGTTACGAATTTGATGAGAACATTTGAAAAATCAACTTATAATGTATCTGACTTAACAAGAAAGTTTGAAAAATCAACCGAAGATGTATCTGACTTAACAAGAAAGTTTGAAAAATCAACTAAAGCTTTAGGAATATTTGATGAAATGGATAATGATAAAGCTGATGGATTTTCATTAGATCAAGTTCATCAATCACCAACCAAATTTACAGGTGCTGGTGAACATAAAACTGAACCATATATGGAATGGACAAATAATAGTTTATATGGGAATGTTTTGGGTGATACATATACATTTGATAATGGATTACCTGCTATTGATGCTACTACTTGGGAGATACCAACTGATTTTACATATCAAAATAGTCAGTATGGTGTAAATGCAATAAGTGATACATTTAGTGAAACTTGGACATATGAAGATGGTAGTGGAATTACTCCAAATAATATACCACCACATGGAACTACTTGGAATCTTGGTGAAGAATCGTTAACATCTTATTATGATAAAATTCATACAGATAATGCAATAGAGGATATATTTCAAGGTCCAGTTGATTTTATGCATGGGGGAAGTTCTTATTTTGGTAATGTAACACCAGAAATACCAGGTTTTACAAAGAATTTTGGTATTTCAAATATTGTAGATGATGGAGAAACTGGTTTACCGATGGGTTATCTTACTGCAGATGGTGAAGCAGGTGTTTCAAGATTTTTAAGAGATGAAAAAGTTGGACTTGGTGATAGAGAATTAGGTACAGGAACTCATACAATAAAAATTCCATCTTGGCAAATGGGTACTNNNGGTACTATAACTTTTCCAGGACCATTAGGTAATTTTGAGTTATATCAAACAGAAGGTGATAACAGTTTAATAGATGGTATAGAAGATGATACATTATCTCGTACATGGACTCCATCAACATCTTATTCTGATAGTATTCATCCAAATAATAGTAGTCAGTTTATAAATCCTGATGTAAATAGTTGGCCATTTGGAAGAAAAGTAACATTTCTAAGTGGAGATGAATTTAATGATCAAACAGAACTTGGTATGGATAAATTAGTATTTGAAACATTATATAATAATGACCAAACTGTAACTGACGCTAAATTTGGTATAAAAGATAAATTTAGTCTTAGTAGTGGTCTTTGGACTGTTGACCCAAATAGAGTTGGTGGTACTGCTCAAATTGGTATTTTCAAAACAGCTGTTGAGGGAGTAGCTGAATTAATTCCAGGTAATCCACTTGGCCAAGCATTATCGTTAGGAAATAAAACAGAACCATACGTTATTTCTGAAATAGGAAATGATGATACTCATTGGACAGATCAATTTCTTCCAGTAAGTAGATTACAAAAAGATGTGCAAAGAGTAGGTAAATTTTTATCTTCACAGAAAGGAGAAAGTTTTATTTTAGAACAAAATCTAATGGGAACTTTCCAACAATATAAAGGAATATATGACCCATCTTCTACATTATTAAATGTAGTTGCTCCAAAAGAAGGACTTGGAACTCCAATGCTTAGATTTTCAAGAGATAAAGGAGCTGCTGGTATAATTTTAGATCTTTTATTACCTACGACATATACAGAATATCTTGATAGTAGAGTAACAGATATTGGTGGAAGACTTTTGAGGGGTGAAGCTGTAGGGACAGGATTGACACTAGCGGAAACTATAGATGGTACAGTTAATCCTAAAACATACGCAGAAAGAGATTTAGCACATAAACCATTAGCATTTAAGGGAATAGATTTAGTTGAAGGTGGATTGGACCTTCTTGCTGGGAAAATGGGACTCGGTGGTACTGAACCTAGAGATGTTGCTGGTATAACAAAAGCATCTAAAATTGATTCCAAACTTAACATGCAAAATTCAATGGCTACTACGACACCACTTGGAAATTTTGGCAAGGGTGATATAATGACATTACATGGTATTGTACCATCCAATGCTGGAGGGGCAGATGCCGGAGATACAGGGGATTGGTGGCAACAATTACTTACAGCCGGAGCTAGTGCTTTAGGTCTAGATGCAGGTGCATCGCGTGAATTAGAGTTAGAAACTTCAAAAGAAGGAATGCCATTTTATTTTATAGATTTGAGAGATAATAAGAAAGTTTATTTTAGAGCATATATAGATGGTATTAGTGATGCAATATCACCTAGTTGGACATCTGAAAATTATATAGGAAGAAGTGAACCAGTTTATACTTATACAAATGCAGAAAGAGAAATAGGTTTTAATTTAAAACTTTTTGCTCAAACAAAAGATGAATTGAATATGATTTATAAGAAGATGAATAGATTGACTTCAATGTGTTATCCTGAATATAAAAAACCGTCTGATTATAAGGTTATTGGTGTGGATGGTAAAGAAACTGGTGACGTAGCAGTTTCTGGTGTAATGGGTAAAGAACGAATGAAACCACCTCTAACCAAATTTAGATTAGGTGAATTATTTGGTTCTAAAGATAATGAAATGACTGGATTTATAAAAAGTTTATCTTATACATTTCCAGATAATTCCCCATGGGAAATAAAAAATAAACAAAGAGTGCCAAAATATGTAGAGGTAGATATTACATATCAAGTTATACATTCAACAGTTCCAAGTTTAGATTTTGCTACAATGCAAGGACCTAACAAAGATACATTACCTAACAATACATTTTATGGTATAAATCAAGATACAAGTAAAGATAAAGATAGTAACTATCAGATTGGAGTATAACTAAATGGCTAGATATGAACATACAAAGATTAAAAATAGTACAATTACTCGTGGCAGGTCTCCAGGAATTTATAATATTTTACACCACGGTACTACTGTTTATAGTGCAATTCCAGAAACAGATAGTGATATTTATGTTATAACACAACATGGAGATCGTTTAGATAATTTAGCATTTCAGTTTTACGGGGATCAAAGTTTATGGTGGTATATAGCAAAAGCAAACAATTTATCATTCATAACTCTTCCAATTGGAACTTCATTGAGGATACCAGCAACAACACAATATGCAATAGGAACATAGGAATAATATAGGTTATGTCTAAAAGTATAAAAAATAGAGTATTTGGTTCTACTGTTCCAGATTGGTTGAAAGATAAAATAGAAATAAGACAAAAACTTTCTAAATCTTCTGAATTTGGTGACTCAATTAATGATTCAAATAAAAAAGAATATAATTTTGATGGTTTAGCTGATTTATCCTCCAGAACTCCCTTTGCTAGAATGTGGACTGGATTATCTGTATTTGAAGATGTTAAAACTCCCGATAAAGAACCATATGATACTGATGCAAAAGTAGAAGGGTGGTGGACTGATAGAGCTAAAGGTTTAGATAACGAAGCCGATAAAAAAGATTGGGAAAATAAATACTTAAAATCCAAGGGTGGTGAAGTATTTGAAGAACATGAATGGGTGAAAATTCAGAACGATTTTCAACGAATATACGTCTTGGGAAATCATACATTGAACACTTTAGAAAGAGGACCTGGTGCGGAAATGACTTCTGGTAAAGGAACAGGTGAAAAAGCAGTTTCAACAGAAACAATGAGAGCCATTTTACCTCATGAACAAGAAACAGATAATAATCAATTTTTAAAGCCCCCAGCTGGTATAACAAGTATCACATCAGAAACAGAAGGACCACTCGGTTCATTAAAGAAAACAACTGTTAATTTTATAGTTCATAATTTTTATGATTTTGAAAAGATATATTTAAAATATTTTATGAAACCCGGTGCCCAAGTATTTATAGATTTTGGGTGGGATACAGCTGATTTATATGCTCCTGAAGAATTACTGACAAAAGATGATATTGAAGATTATCTATACGGTGAAACTGGAGTAGTTCCAACATCAAATGGTGATTTTGAAACTACATATGGTAATGTTATAAATTATGATGCTAAGGTAAGAGAAGATGGTGGTTTTGATTGTAGTGTTGAAATTGTATCTAAAAATGCTGCTATTTTGGGAAATGATGTTGATCAAAAAAGAAGAGATGCAATTGCTGGGGGTTTGGATAAAGAATTACAAGGTTTATTTGGATCTATAGCTTCAGGTGATATTTTTTGGATAAACAATGCCTTGAAGGTCGGTCAGTCCACGGAGGGAAAGGAAGAAGCTGGTAAATCAATACTTGAATTTGGAATAGGTATTTCAACCGGTAGGTTACCAGGAGAACCTACATCAATGTTATCATTAGAACACGGTATATTTATATTTTCTCCTAATGGACCAACTGGTAAAAATACCACATATCTTAATTATGGTTGGTTTGAAGATAATATTCTTAATAGAGAATTTGGGTTTAGTGACAGTCGCAAAGGTTTATTAAATATAACAGGAGATGATGTAGCTTTAGATGAAGGAAAAACATTTGCAAAATTTAATTCAAGAAATTCTTTTATGATTTATCATAAGGATTTACATGATAGAATGAAAAATATGGAAAATAATCCAATGACTTTTATATATCCAAATTCTTGGGGTTCTTATGGTTCAACTTACAATTCTAAAATAAAAATGGTACCAGATGATAGATATGGAACTGAAAGTGCTTATTGGAAATGGAGAAATGGTGCACCAAAAGAACCGGTTACTATAGATAGTTCACAATCGGGTGAATATAAAATGGTAGGTGCGCCGGATGAACCTATTGGTGTGGATGATACCTATAGTATTGAAAAATGGGATACAACCATGAATAGAATACCTATAAGAGAAATATTCATTAATACTGCCATAATAAAAGAATCAATTAAAGAATCTTCTAGTCCAGGACAATTTTTAAAATCAATATTGAAAAGAATTAATTCAGAAGCTGATAATTACATTCAGTTAGATATAATGTCCACCAGTTATGGACAGCATACTTTAGCTGTCGGAGATAGGGCACTTAATGGTGCTGTAACAAATGAATTTTTAGATACTTTATTACAATTTAATCCTTATAGCCCAGATACAATTGTTAAAGAATATGAATTATCTTTTACTATGCCACAGGGTGGTATGGGTAATATGATAGCTGTTCAAAATTCAACTCTTACTGAAAATGTTTATGCAATTAATAGTTTAATAGATTCATTTATAGAGTTAGAGCATCGAGATAGACAGGAGATAATTAATAAAGGAGACAATGATAAAGAAATTATAAATAAATACGTTAAAACTTTACCTTCAATGGGAATAGAATCTGGATATAGGTTAGAAAAAAGATCGGGAGAAGAAGGAGCTAGTATATTTGGTTTTTCAGAAGAAAATTTAACTTTTAGTGGTGATCAAAAAAAAGTAAAAACAAATCAAATTATTAGTTCAGTAGAATTACAGGGTGTAAAAAATGCTACTGATGTATATACTAAATTTAATGAAAAAACTCAAGATAGAGTCTATGATAAGATTAATCAAAAATCTGCAGACAGTACAAAATCGGATGAAGATAAAAGTGAAGATGGTGATGCAAAAGATTTTGATGAAGAATCCAGAAAAATGGCGAAGGAAAAACAATATGAATTAGTAAATAATAGAGAAGAATATTATAAACGTAAAGCTTCAAAATCAATATCTGAAAAAGTTCCATCTTTAATTCAAATAGAAGCTTCATTAAAAATATATGGAATATCTGGATTTGTACCTGGTGATTTAATAAGAATTAGTTATTTACCTGAAAGGTATTATAATAATGTTTATTTTCAAGTTCTTGGGGTATCACATGATATTGGTGAAACTTGGAGTACATCATTAAAAACAGTAATGAAGATAGATCCAGTTAGAGATTTTAAAAAACCTGTAAAAATTAAAAAAACTTATTTAAATAATATTTACGGTGGATTAGAAGGAATCAAAAAAGTAGGTAGATTTAATCTTGGATTGATAGGAGATTTGATTCCAAAACAAATTCAAAAAAATGCAGAGGGAAGATTACCTCAAAGTATTCAATATGTATTTGAAACGGAATTAATTAAGAACAGATTAGATGGAAAAAAATCATCAGGTGAGAACGCTCCACTTGGTTATTTTCCCAGGATAGAATGTAAAACCAACGACGCGGTAGAAGTTGTTAAAGATGCAGTTAATGCATTAAGCAAAAAGATGAAAAAAACAGATGCATCACCTATTATAAAAATTAAGTATTCGGACATAGAGGACAATGTTGAACTTGGTGAAGGGTGGTTTGATTGGAGTAGACCAGACAAGTTCCAGTTTTATAATGTGGTTGATCCTACTGACGAGGCCGGACAGAAAAATACTAAAAAAGGACAGATATTTTGGATAGTTACATCTGGCGCTAACTGGCTTATACTTCCATTTGACCCATCTAATGATTGGTCTGAAGTTGATACATTATTTAGATATGCTGGAAGAGTATCACATGTATTTAAAAAATTAGCAGATAAAACTAAAAAAGAACAACAAGATGGAAGAAAAGAAACCATAATGGATGCTGTAGTCGATACTATATCACCCGGCGCTGGAGCAGTATGGGATGGTATTAAATGGGCTGTAGGTTCTGTCTTTGGTGACGATAAAGAAGGGAAACAATAAAAGATTAAAAATTAGTTGTTTCATATACTAAAAAGGTTATATATTAACATATGAGTTATATTGTTATTCCAATATTTTCAGACCCATTCTTACATCCATTACATAAGGATAATGGATTATCTTTGCTTTATATCAAGGAATTGGATGGTAAAAGTCAGATGATATGTCAATTTCACCCCGATTGTGTAGGTGTATTGGAAGATTTTACTTGGTTAGAAGATGAACTAATTTTTACTCCAGATGCAAAGGTACTACAACATATTCACCCATTCAAAAATGTTATAGATATGAATTGGGAATGGTGGTCTCAAACAAATAAACCATTTGATATGAGTAAGGTTAGAAATAATGCATATGATTTCTTTTATAACAAATATTATAATGCAAAACGATTAAATGAGATAATACCCATATTAAAACATAAAGAATGGTGTGTAGAATTAGAAAGACAAATGGGAAAAATGATTGATATAGATGAATCGGCTGGGTGGGGAGATTATGGTAAGGATGTAACAGAAGCCTTCACTTACATAGAAAAAAATGGAGTAAAGGTATCAGACGATGTATGTGATATATTTGATGAGAGAGTGAGAAAACACATATCAAATGGTAGGTTATATACAAAATACAACCTATGGACATCTACAGGTAGACCATCAAATTCATTCGGTAATGTGAATTTTGCAGCTATGAAACCAGAACAACGAAAGGCAATTATACCTGAATATGATATGTTGGTGGAATATGATTATGATGCATATCACTTACGACTTATAGGTGATTTGATAGGATACAAATTTGAGAAGGAATCAGTACATCAACACTTGGCAGACAAATATGGGTGTTCATATGATGAAGCAAAACAGAAGTCATTTAGGCAATTATATGGTGGAATTGAGAAAGAAATAAGAAAAAACATCACATTTTTCAGTTTAACTTATGA